AGATAGCAGGAAATCTGATAAACCGCATCGTAAAGCAGGGTGACAAGGATGTCACCTACACCGATGAGGATGTGATGAGCGCATTGCGTGTAATGACTGAGATAGAGAACAGTGCGGAGAAGCTGAAAGAGATATTCTTGCGGAAGGACGTGGCGGATTCCACTAAGTACTTGTTATCCTTACTGGGCGGAGTCTTGATTAAGAAATATGCCAAGTTCGGTGATTTCGTTACTGGTGTATCAGGTGGATACATAGACGAAAAGGGCAATCTTGAAATGGAAAGCGGTGTATTTCGTAAGCGTTTGTTTGTTCCTGAAATAGCTTATAACCGTACAACCTATTTCAAAGGACGTATGGTAAACTCCCCCGGTGGTGGTTGTACCGTATTGTCATACGTGGATAACGGCGATGGAACCTACACCATCGCTCCCGATCTGACAGATGCGGACGGATTGAGCCAGTTTGTTGATGACATCCTTACCACCTATTTTGTGACTAAAAATAGCGAAGGCAAACTGAACGGTTTTGAAGAAATGAAATTCCGTGTGACTGCCGCAGATTATACTGCCAAGAAGTTTACTGTCATTCCCCGTCCGGGGCATTCTGACTGGAAACCTGCCGAGCAGATGGTATTGGCACAAACAGGTAACTTTACGGACCCGGAACGTCAGACTTATATACTTATTGATTCAGTCAACGGAAACAACTGTATTACATTCTTTGACAATGCCAACACTTGGGACCCGGAGCCGGCGCAGATGCCTGCGTGGTTCGGCAAGAAAAAAGGCATGACTGTAGCCGGTATTAATGCGGACAATTACTCGGCCGTTCTTCAAAACATTATCATGACCGGGCTTATCTTTCAGGTGGATGAGATCACCGGACAGACAGTGCGTGTTCCGTTGTACAAAGGTGAATGGACCGCAGGTAAGTACGCCTACTATAACCAGGTGTCACACAACGGGGCTTTGTGGTTGTGTGTTGATGATAACGGAACGACAACCGAACCATCAGAGACTAATTCGGCATGGCTGAAACAAGTGGACAAAGGTGATAAAGGTGATCCGGGCTTGTCTGTAGTCGGTGGTGGACATTGGGAATCCGCCAACACACCATATAGTGCCAATACAATGGTCACTCTTGCCAACTGTGTCTTTATATCCAAGGTGGAAACCTCCAATCCTCCCATCAGAATATTGCGTATCAAAGGCGGCAATTTCTTAAGAAAGAAGGACGGTGGTTATTATCTTGCTGGGAAACCTGCCGACTGGGAGGTTAACGAAGACTGGGACATGCTTCTTGACGGGCGTGAACTGAAAGGCGAGAGCATCACTTTCCTTGGTGAATTTGCCACGGCTCCAGCCAACCCGAAAAACGGTGATTCATACCGTAACACAACTGACCGCGCCACCTACATCTATCAGGACGGAAGATGGCAGCTTATGATATCGGACGGGAAAGACGGTAAGGGCTATGAGTATATATACACAAGAGGCAATATCATAGATAACACCCCTGAAAAGCCGGACAGTCAGCAGAAAGATGGTTATGTTCCGGAAGGCTGGACGGATAATTATCTTGGTACGGACATAGACCATCAGGTTGAATGGGGTTGTACACGTTTTAAGGAAAACGGCGTATGGTCTGAGTTCAGTGATCCTGCCGTGGTGCATCGCTGGAGTAAGGACGGAGAGAATGCCATCATGGCGGACTTCGATAACGAGATGGTCAATGCAGCCCTTACTTCGGACGGGAAGGTCGTGTCCTCACAGACTTGGAATACAACTGTCAGCATGTGGTATGGAACGGAAAAGCTCACCCTTGACAGCATCACCTGTACACCTGACACAAATCTACTGTGTGCGACAGACAAGAATACGGGAGTGGTGACAATATCGGTATCTGCCGGAGCTACTCTTGCTGCGACAAACACGGTGAAGATCACAATCAGGGCTACAAAGAACGGGCAGCAGTATTCCCGTGATCTGTCATTCACTGTAGCCGGGGTCCGTGGAGGTGCGGACGGTTCAGATGCCGTGCTATACAGTATAATCGTTTCTGCCACTTCTGTAAGCAAGGACAAGAACGGGAACTACAGCGTGTCTTCCGTATCATGTTACAGGCAAAAGTCAGTGGGTGGCGTGATATCCACCACAACGGACGGTACATTGAAATACAGCATAGACGGTGGAGCAGAAACTACCATAAACAACAATACAGCCATATCAAGCGGAAACTTTACGAAGACATTGAAGTTTATCTTTTACGTGAATGACCAGATAGTGGATATTGAAACCGTTCCCATGCTTTCTGACGGTAAGGACGGTGCTGACGGTGAGAGCATCACAGCCGCAGGTCATTGGGAATCCGCCAATACCCCGTATGCCAAGAACAGTACAGTATCGTTTGCTGGAGGATCTTACTTAAGCAAGGTTCAAACATCCAATCCGCCACTTCCGCTTCTTCGTGTGAGAGGTGGGCGTTATCTAAGAAAGAAGGATGGCGGTTACATACTTTCCGGGAAGAGATCGGACAAGGCTGTCAACTCCGACTGGCAGGAAATGACTTCCGGTGTCGAACCGTCCGCTTCGTACTGGCTTGACAGCCCGGTAAGCACGATAAACTTCACGTCAACAGGCACACCGTCACCATCAGCGTTTGTCGTTACCATGAAACAAAATGTAGGCGGTAATGTGAGCGATACGAACAGGTTCTATCTTGTCGCACGGAAATATAACGGAAGCTGGCTGGCGCATGTAGGTGCTACCCTAAGCAATCAGATATCCGTTCCAGCGACAGCCGGATACACCCAGTTTGCCGTCCGGGCTTATCAATCCGCATCGGACGCGAACGCATGGAATAATAATTTTATCGCTGAAAAAGGGGTGGGTGTTGCTAATGATGGTTCCATAGGAGCAACAGGAGCAACAGGGGCGTTTCCCCGTGACAGAGGTGTATTCACATCAGGACAGACTTATGTCTGGAATGCGGATTACCGGGATAAGGTCATATATCTGATAGGGGGAGTTTATTATAATTTCCTTGTAAAGAATTACGGTGCTTCCGTTACCGCTGCACCCACATCAGCCAACGGGGATTCGAACTGGGAAGCCATGCAGAAGTTTGTGAATATCGCTACTGACACCCTATTTGCCGATGGTGCGAATGTAGCCGGATTTATGTTCAAAGACAAGGTCCTCAAGTCTTTTAATGACAAAGGTGAAACTCTTCTTATCAACGGTGAAACCGGGTACTTTAAATGCAAATTAGCAGAAATTACAGGAACAATCACAGCGGATAAAGGACGTATCGGTCCGTTCTCCATCGATTCGGGAGTATTGTCCTCAAAGATCCTTTATGAAAATGAAACAAATAAATACGTCGGTTTCAACCTGTCTGCCGGACAAATTGAGTTTTATAACGAAAGGACATTTGCAAACGTAAGAATCGGGGGAAACACGCAGTTTGTCACCATTGAAGGGATTAAGTATGATGCTGGAATTGACATACAGAGTCCAAATGCCATGATCGGGATGCACATCAAGACTCCGAGCATTCCTCTATTCGTGGAGGGAGGTAACATTTTCCTTCATCCGAACAATGACAGCTATGTTTCTCTTCGTGGCATAGTTGGCAACTGGAGGAATATCTCTGTCAAAGCTTCATTGAACAACAACGATGATAATGTGATGTTTATTAATAGAGACAATATAGAAGTGACGCTTCCTCCGGATGTTCCGGGACATACTATATACTTCAAACGTATGAGCGGCGGAGTAAGATTGACAGGAGGACGGATCCTGCCTGCTCCCGGAGGACAGGAGGTGTCTTATATTGATTTGGATTTTGCATCCGGCTTCATTAAGTGTATGGGTAATTATTGGGTTATGTTTTATTGCGGATAATTTAAATATAAAGTATGAAAATAAATTTTGCACAATTCCCGATTTACGATGGGATTAAAAAAGAAAAGCTTATAGCCAGTAACATCACTGAGGCCTTCGGTGACTGGATATATAAGAACGTAGCGGGCTTGAAGGCGCATCTCCTTGCGGAGAAAATCTTCAAGTCGACTGTAGATGGTGTGGAACTTGACGAAGAGGAGGTGGATATCATAAGACGTTCTACCCCTATGTTGTCCGGCTTGCTGGCCGATTCGTTGAATGATTATCTGGATAAAAAGAAGGAGGAACAACATGAAGATTGAGAATTTGGAACGCGCCAGCCGAATCAATGACGAACTGGCGAAACTGAAGCTGGCGAAAAATACATTGAATAACGGAGGCTATGTCCGTATCTACAGCAGCGCCCGGTCAAGTGCCGGATGTGTGGAACTGGATATAGCAAACTTCAATGACGAGGTGAATACGTGTATAGACAACCATATTACAAAACTAGAATACGAAATAGAAACGCTATGATGAAAGAATTATGGCAATTAATCAAGATGCTGTTCTCAAGCAAGCCGGGTGATTTTGATACTCCTGAGCTGCTTCCCATGAAGCATTATCCTTTCAAGGGATACCGTTTCATGATGTGGTGCGGACGGATGATATACCGTGCCGAGAACAAGGAGAACATAGATAGGTATATGCAGACCTATGCGGGTAAGGAAAGCCTGACGCACGAAACCATACACCTGCGTCAGGCACAGGTTATCGGCTCATGGGTAAAATACTATTGGCGGTATTTTGTCGAGTGGATCAAGGGAAACCCTATCTGCCATCCTGCGAGTTCAGCGTATTATACCATTCCGTATGAAATGGAGGCGTATGCCAACGAAGGCAATCCGGATTATCCCGTGAACTATAACGGGAACAACCTTTCCCGGTACAAGATAAAAGGTGGCAGGAAGAAGCTGTACAAATCGGTTGGCGGCACTCCTAAAGCGTGGAAAACTTATATAAGAACTTTATAAAATTGAATATTATGAGTAATTTGAATTTTGAAAATATAGTTGGCTTCAAGGCTGTAGATAAAGACGGTAACGAGCAGAATGTGACAGTAGATGAAATGGTGGACATGGTTTCCACAAGAATGGTTATGGCTTTGTCAGAAACTTCAACATTTGCTGCCGCTGCGGCAACAGGAAATGACGTGTATGAGAATGAACTTCCGACAGTGACGGATGCTGCAAATGTAAGAGTTTTACAAAGTAGCGGAGATGCGGCAAAAATGACGATGCAGTCGCTTGCATCAAAACTGGGAGAACTGCTGGAAAATAGATTGGTAAAATATAAGGAAATGAATCTTGGAGCAAATGAGATAATAGATACTGGTGCGAATACAGGATTAATACATTTTAAAATTAATACAACATCTGCATCATGTGTGTTTTTTTGCAATTCAGGATCATCTAATATAATGCTAATAACACAGAATATCGATAATTATTTTACAACCAATAAATCTTCTAATAGTGGGAAAATAGCTATTTATAAAGAGTCTGACAACGGTAACATTTTAATAAAGAATCTAACAGCCATTAACTATGGAACTTTTGTGTTTTATTACATATAAGATCTCAGATAACTACTTCTGGGAGGACTAATGAACAGTTTGAAGCTGTTCCCGTTTATGCCCAAAGGTATATTAAGTACAGACGAAGAGGTAAA